TTAGTATGGCTACTACCACAAGACAATCAGGTTTATTAGTTGCAGAAGACTGGACACGAGTCTATCAAACCTTCCGCAATGCAGACTTTCAAAGCTATGACTACGAAACACTTCGTAAGTCAATGATCGATTATTTGCGCTTATACTACCCAGAAGACTTTAACGACTTCATTGAATCAAGTGAGTTTATTGCACTGATTGATTTAATTGCATTCTTAGGTCAAAGTCTAGCTTTCCGCGGCGATTTGAATGCACGTGAAAACTTTATGGATACAGCACAACGTCGTGACAGTGTGTTAAAATTAGCTAAACTAATTTCATATAATCCTAAACGTAATATTCCTGCCAGCGGATTCTTAAAAGTTGACAGTGTAAGCACAACTGAAACTATATACGACAGTAATGGTATTAATTTATCTGGTTTAGTAATTTCATGGTCTGATTCAGCAAACGATAACTGGTACGAGCAGTTTACGGCAGTGATTAATGCAGGGTTATTGTCAACTCAATCTGTTGGTAAACCTAGTAACTCACAATTAATTAATGGTATAACTAACGATGAATATCAAATAAATTTAGTACCAAGTATTATCGCAACCTACAGTTTTACGGCTAAAATTGAAGGCACTACAACTAAATTTGAAATGACTAGCCCAACAAGTGCAGGTAAAACTTTTATATACGAAAGCGCACCTCGTCAAAATCAACCATTTAATCTACTTTATCGTAATGATAACTTAGGTAATACCAGCACAAATACAGGCTTCTTTACCTACTTCAAACAAGGTGAATTAAAATCACTTGATTTTACATTCCAAGAAAGTACGCCAAATCGTGTGTATAGTGTTAACGTAGACAACATTAATAATACTGATATATGGTTATACAGTTTAGATGCACAGGGTTTACCAAATGCAATATGGACGCAGGTTGCAACAGTAAACAATACTAATGTTATCTACAATAAAAGTACTAATAAATCTATATTCCAGGTCAACACCAGAGCCAGCGATCAAATTGATCTAGTGTTTGGTGATGGATCTTTTGCTAACATACCTCAGGGTAATTATAGACTATATTATCGTGTAAGTAACGGTGCTGATTATAAAATTACGCCAGATGAGATGCAGGGTATAGTTGTACCAGTTAATTATATCAGTCGAAGCGGCCGTATTGAAACTATAACTATTCGTGCTAGTCTACGCTACACAGTGGCTAATGCTAGTTCACGCGAAACCCTTGACGAAATACGTCAAAAAGCACCGCAACAATATTATACACAAGATCGTATGGTAACAGGCGAAGACTACAACATCTTGCCTTACACATTGTTTAGTAATATTTTAAAAGTTAAAGCAGTTAATCGGACTAGTTCTGGTATTAGTCGTTACTTAGATGTTATTGATACAACTGGAAAATATTCAAGTACTAACATCTTTGCAGATGACGGTGTACTATACCGTGACCCATTTGTTAACACATTCTCTTTTGACTATAACACAAGGAATGATATTTACAAAGCAATTTACAATAAAGTAAAACCAGTGGCATCAGCACAAGAAACAATACAATTTTTCTATAGTAATTATCCAACTATCACTATCACTAATACATACTGGAATTATTCAACCACTGTAGCCAATGGGTCCACTGGGTATTTTATTGATTCAAACGATGCTATACTACAAGTTGGTGACGTAGTATCTACAAATAACAAATATATTAAACAAAGTTCTATAATTAAATTTTCTGCAGGCACAGGCAACTACTTTGATGCACGCAATACTATTCAAACAGGTACACCTAACAAGTCGGGTGACAAATATTTTATCTACGCAAGTGTTCAACAGGTGGTTGGTGATGGTACTAACGGCGGCGCAGGCAATTTAGCCAATGGGTCTGGACCGGTCATATTAGGCGAACAAGTACCCAATGGTGCATTGGCCGTTGCAGTGTACGCAGTATTCGACACTGACTTTTCAACCTCGCTAGTAGATTCTATTGTGAGTTATGTACAGGCCTACGAAGATTTTGGGCTACGATATGATATTGATACTACATCATGGAAATTAATACTACCTGGAGATTTAGATACAGGTGAATTTAGTTTAGGCTATGCAGGTAATACCAGCAGTACAGGTTTAGATGCCAGTTGGTTAATACGCTTTAAAACAGTTGGGCAAACATACACTGTGTTGTATCGTGGTTTAAATTATGTATTTGAAAGTGTAAAAGAAACTAACTTCTACTTTGACAATACAGTTAAAGTGTTTGACCCTAAAACTGGATTTACAGTACACGATAATATTAAAATATTAAAAGTTAATAGTAATCCGGACGATGCAACTCCGCTAGCGTTGGATTATACATGGTACATTTACAAAAATATTATTGAAGTTGACGGCTACGAAAATCCTAGTAAAATTCTAGTTACCTTTTCAGATACAGATAACAATGGTATTTTAGATAACCCAGAATTATTTGAATTAATTGTTAATCCTGATATCGACACTAATAGCAAATATGTATTTTTCCAATCAACATACGGATATGATAATTTTGTTACACAAACGTTAGTAAGTAACACATTAGTAGAATCAACTTACACAACCTTAGTTGCGGCACAAGCCGATGCAACTTTGTATACGTCTGGCAAATTATTTTATATTGCTCCAGAAAATAAATTCTATCAATTAACTGTTACTGGTGCGGCTTACGTATTAAATGAAGTATTTGATTATACAGCCAAAGTAGGACGTCAAGATTTGTATTTCCAATATCGCCATAATAGTCCTAACTATCGTCGTATTGATCCAAGTCCAAATAATATTATCGATTTGTATCTATTAACAAAACAATATTCAACTGATTATACAGCATGGATACAGGATAGTACCGGCACAGTTACTGAGCCAACAGCACCAACAGTTGATGCACTAAGTACGGAATTTAGTAGTTTAGAAAATTATAAAAATTTAACAGATACTATCATTTATAACCCTGCTAAATTTAAACCAATATTTGGTTCCAAGGCTCCGGCAGCATTACAAGCAACATTTAAAGTTGTAAAAAATGCAAGTATTATTGTCAGCGATAATGATGTTAAAACTAAAGTTATCGATGCAATTAACACTTATTTTGATGTTGCAAATTGGGACTTTGGTGAAACATTCTACTTCAGTGAATTGAGTGCATATTTGCATAGCGTACTTGCACCAAACATTGCAAGTATAACGATTGTTCCGTCAAGCGAATCTAGTACATTTGGTAGCTTGTTACAAATCAATGCAAACTATAACGAAATTATTGTAAGTGCAGCAACTGTGGACAATGTACAGATTATTAGTGCAATTACCGCGGCGCAAATCAACCAAACTGTATTGGCTTAAATACTATATAACACTTGAGATTATAACGACATGGCGACAAAAAAGACTTCAAATTTTCTTCCTACCATATTTCAAACCGACGTTAACAATAAGTTCTTGTCGGCTACTATGGATCAGTTAGTCACTGAACCAAATTTAAGAAATATATATGGCTATATTGGAAGAACATTTGCGCCAACGTATAAAAATAAAGATAGTTACGTAATTGAAAATTCAGCTAATAGACAAAAGTATCAACTCGAGCCAAGCATAGTAGTTCGTAACGAACAAAAAGAAATTACATTCTTTGCCGGCTATAATGACATATTAAATAAAATTGAATACTATAGTGGATTAACTGCAAATCATGATAGATTATTCGACGGTGAATATTATAGTTTTGATCCACAGATTTCATTCGATAAGTTTGTTAACTTCAGTCAATACTATTGGCTTAAAGATGGTCCGGATCCAGTTGATGTTAATACCAGCGGAGTTGACTTAGAAAAAACATTTACTATCACTCGTAACGCAAACATATCACGTTACGATTTTACCACAGGTGGCTTAATAAAAAATACAATTACCTTAGCTCGCGGTGGCCAGTATACATTTGAAGTTGATCAACTTGGCGCAGGCTTTTGGATACAAACTGAACTAGGAGTTGACGGACTAGTAAATGCAACTCCTACCGTTAGCACACGAGATGTACTTGGTGTAGTTAATAACGGTGCAGAAACGGGTACTATTACATTTAATGTTCCGCAGGCAACTGCACAAGAACGATATGTATTGATGAACGTAGTAGCCAATGTAGAATATGCCGTTCCTCTTGCCTATGCTGATATTCAAAATCGCACTGTTAGTCAATTTCTGGCAGAGTTTCCTGCGTATGCCGGAATCACAGGTCAACTAAACGGCAAAACTGCAATATTCATTAACCAAAACTTATTAACAAATCGCGGTGAAGAAGCATGGACAATGCCTGAAGTCATTGATCCAGTTACTGGGTTAGTTGTGTCAGGATACGATGCTGGTACAGTGATTCCAACTGCTCAACGTTACGGAGTATGGAGAGTGCAATTTAGTGATATTGGCAACGTTGACGATCCGCTAATTCGTTTGGTGCACGTTCAAGATGTATTGCTCGACGAAAAAGTCTACATCAGATCTGGCCTTGTTAATGCCAATAAAGAATTCTTTAAAGATTACGATGAGTTCTTCCATGTTGTTCCTGTAATTTCAAGTATACAAGATACGCTATACTTCCAAGACGGTAGTGATCCATCTATCTACGGTACAATTAAACTTGTTGACATTGCCGGCTGGGAAATCGATATTGAAAAAGACATATTAGGAAAACCTAACTATACTAGCCCTAACGGAATAATATTCACCAGTGGATTAAAGGTAAGTTTTGGCACTGACGTTACTCCAGCAACTTATCAAAATAAAGAATATTATGTTGAGAATGTAGGGGCACCATCTGGCATACAGCTAATTGATATAGAATTGTTAGTTACACCTGAGTTATTCAATGATGAAATAGCATTAAATTATCCAGACGGATTGCCAGGCAATGTGTCTAATGCAGAATATATTACAATTAATCGTTGTAGTAAAGATTTAAACCCATGGTCTCGTGGTAATCGTTGGTTTCATCGTGATGTGATTAAATTAACCGCTGAGTACAATAACGTAATGGTTACATACGATCAAACATACCGTGCTCAACGTCCAATTGTGCAATTTGAAGCAGATCTACAATTATTTAATTTTGGTAGAATTGGTAAACGTCCAATTGATATACTAGATACAACTACTCGAGACGCATTTAACGAATTAAATGGACAAATATTAACTGTTATAGGCGGAGTCACAGTAGTTGATGGTATGCGAATTCTATTTACTAACGATATTGATCCTGTCGTTCGTGATAATATATATACAATTAATTTAGTACAAACTCAACTTGATGATCAAGGGTTGTTAACGGGTCCTGTATATATAAATTTAAATCCTGCAGATGATGCCAACAATGAAATTTACGATACTGTGGTGGTAAAAGGAGGATTGTATAAAGGAACAGCGTGGTGGTACAATGGAGATACGTGGACACAAAGTCAAACAAAGACTAGTCTACAACAAGATCCGTTGTTTGATGTATATGACGCCAGTGGCACCCGCCTTGCTGATTATGAATCAAGTACATTTGCAGGTACACGACTATTTGGCTATAATAGAACTAGCACAAGTACAACAGCAGATACTGTACTGTACTTTCCATTAAAATACAGAACATTCCGTGCGCAAGGTGACATTGAATTTTCTAATTATTTTGATACAGATACATTTAGCTATGTACGTGATAGAGTGTTATATACTGATCGAATTGCTACTAGTTTCCTACAACAAATTGTAGATAGAAATACATTAATTCCAAAAAATAATTGGAATACGGTGGTTGAGCCACTCAGTCAGTATCAATTAATTACATACATCTACGATGGTATTAATAGTCCGTTTAAAATTGATGTTACTCCGGAAGCATCGGCATCTATTCCGCATGTTAAAGTTTATAAAAATAATACATTCTTAAAAACAACGCAATGGACTCTAACAAATAATGCATTAACATTGTCTACTGCGCCGGCAATTGGTGATAAGATAGATATTTTAGTTTACAGTAAGGAAGTGAGTGCCCTTGGTCAATATCAAGTGCCATTAAACTTAGATTTAAATGCACAAAATATTGACTTAGATTCATTAACCTTAGGTCAAATTAGAAACCATTTAGTTGAGCTAAGTCAAAATAGCAGTGAGCTCATTGGTGATATACTTAGTGAAAGTAATCTCAGAGATATTGAAATTAAATCGCAAGGCGGCAATATCTTACAACATAGTGCACCGATATCAAATGCTGCATTATTTTTATTAAACGACAGCACAAACTTTATCGATGCAATTCGTTATGCGCAACAAGAATACGCTAGATTTAAAAATAAATTCTTAGAATTGAGTACTACATTATCGGGCATACAACCAACTGATCCTGTGGCCAGTGTTGATTTAATCTTAACAGAAATTAACAAGATTAAAAATAAAACGTTCCCTTGGTTCTACAGTGACATGGTACCTTACGGTACATTAAAAAATATTGTTAATGGTGTAGGTTATACAATATTTGACCCGTTGGTTCGCTCGTATGAAATTACCACAGTGTTTGACGCCTATGCATTAGGTAACACTGCGGTGTTAGTTTATCTAAATGATGAGCAGTTAATAATTGATAAAGATTATACATTTGATACAGATCGCCCAGCAATAACATTTAATGATACTGTTACTTTAGAAGTTGATGACAACGTTAAAATTGTAGAATATCAAGATACCAATGGATCTTATGTACCAGAGACTCCAAGTAAATTGGGCTTATATCCTAAATTTATTCCTGAGATCTTTTTAGACGATACGTATCGTACACCTATTAATGTTATTCTCGGTCATGATGGTAGTATAACTCCAGCATTTGATGATTACAGAGATAGTTTTGTATTAGAATTAGAAAAACGTATATACAATAATATTACTCTACGAGATGCAAGCAGTTACCGAGACATATATGCAGTTGTACCGGGAAAATTTAGAACAGGTGATTACTCGATAAATGATGCTAATCAATTATTGTCTAAGAATTTCTTAACGTGGATCGGTAACAATAAAATTGATTTTTCAGTCAATGATACATTCGAAAGCAATGATCCATTTACTTGGAACTATGGTCGTTTTGTTGATAGAATTGATGGTGAAATATTACCTGGCAGTTGGAGAGCCTGTTATCAATATTTCTACGATACAATACGTCCACACTTGACTCCTTGGGAAATGTTAGGTTTTTCTACTATGCCATCTTGGTGGGTAGAAGAATATGGTCCTGCACCTTATACAGGTGGTAACAAACTTCTATGGGATGACCTAGAACTAGGATTAATTAAATATGGCGAACGTGCTGGTATAGATACTGTTTTTGCTCGCCCTGGATTATCGGCAGTTATTCCAGTTGACGTAAATGGACTGTTATTAAGTCCTGCGGCAATTATGACTGCATCGTTTAATTCTGTCAGAGCCGCAACTGCATGGGCAGTGGGTCAACAAGGGCCAGTCGAAGCTGCCTGGCGCAATAGCAGTGATTATCCATTTGCTGCACAACAAGCACTGGCATTGGCTAAACCAGCTAGATACTTTGGCTTATTAATGGATGTATCACGTTATTCTAAAAATAATGTATTAGAACAATATATAACTGATACAAACGATCATATTAAACAAACATCATTGACCTTCAATGGTGATATATCATCTGGTACAGTAGTTAGAACAGCAGGTTATATAAACTGGATTGCAGATTTCTTAGTAAATCAAGGAATCAATCCTTCTACTGTTATTACACCACTATTGAAAAATTACGAAGTTAATCTTGCATATAAAATGGCCGGATTCAGCGACCAAAAATATCTACAGGTGTTAGCAGAGCAAAGTTCACCAACAAGTACAAACGATAGTATTATTATTCCAAATGAAAACTATAATGTACACTTGTATAAATCAACTCCGGTTGATAGAATAGCCTACAGCGGTGTAATTGTTGAAAAAACAACAAATGGATATAGTGTACGTGGATACAATTTATCTAATCCGTATTTTACTATTATTCCAAGTGTTATAAACACAAACGCATATAAAATTACTGTATTAAACAATTCAGTAACTGTGTTTAAAGATTATCAAAATTTAAAACTAACAGTGCCTTATGGCTACGAATTTAATACTCAACAACAAGTAGCTGATTTTTTGATTAGTTACGAAAGACATTTAATGGCTCAGGGTTTTACCTTTAACGAAACAGATGAGCAACTAGGTGAAACACGTAATTGGAAACTATCAACTAAAGAATTCTTATTCTGGGCACAACAAGGTTGGGCACCTGGTAGTATTTTAGTATTGAGCCCGGTGGCTAATGTAATAAATGCCGTTACTGTTGGTGCAATTACTGATGCGATTACTGATAGCCAATATGGTTCTAAAGTATTAGATCAAAATTTTGCATTAGTTAAGACTACAAACTATAATGTATTACGTAGTCCAACTGCGTTTAAATTAACATTAACCAATGATGCAGTTATTGGCTACATTGAATTAAATCTAGTACAATATGAACATGTATTAATATTTGATAATACAACAGTGTTCAACGATATTATATACAAACCAGAACTAGGTAATAGACAATTTAGATTAAAATTAATCGGACAAAAAACAGCAGATTGGAACGGCAGTTTAAGTGCGCCGGGTTTTATTTACAATTCTGGTGATATAGATGCCTGGACCGGTGGCAAGGATTATTTAAAAGGCGACTTAGTACAATATAAAAATCAATATTATGTCGCATTGCAAAATGTGTCGGCAACAGTTGAATTTGAATTTGCCTACTGGAAACAAATTTCTACAAGCGAAATTAAAAAAGGGTTGTTGCCAAACTTTGCTACCATTGCTGCTAAATCTCAAGTATACTATGATTCATATACAAACTTTAAAGATGCAGATCAAATCAAATACAGTCACGGTTTAATTGGATTTAAACCACGTCAATATCTAGCAGATCTTGGATTAAGTGACACTACACAAATTGAATTGTATAAAGGATTTATTAAACAAAAAGGTTCTGCTAATGCAATTAACCAATTAACTAATGCAGAATTTAATAATCTAAGCAGTGCTATAAATTTCTACGAAGAATGGGCAATTCGTGTTGGCGAATACGGTGCGTTAGATACTAACCCGTACGTTGAAATTGCACTTGACGAAAAGGCATTTTCGGTTAATCCTGCGATTGCTAAATTTGTAACTGATTCGAGTAGTGACGGGATAACTACATTTAATAAATCAC